AAGCGCGGCAATAAATGGCTTTATCCGCAAAGCAGCACGGGCTTACCGGGTATCACCATCACCGATGGCAAGCTGTATTCGCACCACGGCGCAGATCCATTGGCCAATGGTCACCAGAACGATGCGTTTGAGGTGTTCTGCTTGCTCGAGCACGACGGCGATCAGTCCAAAGCGGTTAAAGATGCTGCACGCATGTTGGGTATGCAGCAGTCGTCCCGGCCATCTCCGGCGGATCTTCCCCCGACCCCATCCGATGATATGAGCGAGCAGAGCTCCGCTAATGTCGCTGCCAGCGATGCCGCTTCGACTCCTACTGGGGGCGCGGGGGAGGTGCTGACGCTCGATCACGCTCTTCGGCGATTTGCATTGGTTGAGGGAACCACACATGTGTGGGACTTCGATCAGTCGAGGGTTATGAGGAGGTCGGCATTTGAGGCGCGAGTCGGTAAACCTTTGGCGAAACAGTGGTTGGAGGACACCGAGCGTCGAAAGCTGATATCCGATGACCATGTGCGTGATATTGAGCAGTCTCGACGCATGGCTGGCAAAAAAGGCGGTGCCCTCGGTATGCCGCCGACCGAGCGATACGTTTACATCGATGGCACGAAGGATGTTTGGGATCGCGAGAAAAAGCGGCGAGTAGCAGAGGGCGCTGTGAAGATGGCCCTCGGAGACACATACCCCTTGTGGTTGAACAGCAGCGAGCGTCGGGTGGTTGATGTTGACCATATCGTCTTTGACCCAACAATGACGAAAGATCCGCAGGTCTACATCAATACCTTCGATGGCTTACCGCTAGAACCGATCACTGATGAAGCTGCGTGCGAAAACCTGCGCTGGCTAATTTCTTTTCTCTGCAACCATGATCAGGATGCAGCTCAATGGTTGACGCGGTGGATGGCGTATCCGCTTCAACACCTCGGTGCGAAGATGGACACGGCGGTTTTGATGCACTCGATCATGGAGGGCTCGGGTAAGAGCCTGCTCTTCGCCGATGCGATGGGCATGCTTTACGGTCAGTACGCGGCCACTGTTGGACAGACACAGCTTGAAAGTACTTTCAACGCCTGGCAAAGCCGTAAGCTTTGGTCGGTGTTTGAAGAGGTCGTTAGTCGCGATCAGCGCTACAACCAAGTTGGCAAGATCAAACACCTGATCACCGGCAAGACGGTGCGCATGGAATCGAAGTTCATCAATGGCTGGGAAGAAGCCAACCACATGAACGCGGTTTTCCTGAGCAACGAGATCATGCCATGGCCCATCAGCGAAGGTGATCGTCGAATGCTGGTGATGTGGCCTGAGCACACCCTGCCAGAAGATCGGCAGAAGGCCATTGGCCAAGAGCTTAAAAACGGTGGTGTAGCTGCTCTGTATGGATGGTTGTTGTCGGTTGAGCTCGGTAATTTTGACCAGCGCACCCGGCCACCCAGTACAGCGGCGCGTGAGCGCTTGGTGGCGTTGAGCCGAGCCGGCTGGCAGACATTCCTCAGCCTTTGGAAATATAACGAGCTGGGACGAGATCTGTGGGGTGTGTGCCTTTCTACAGATCTTTATTCACTTTTCCTTGAGTGGTGTCACCGCAATAAAGAACACGTGATGAGTCAGACGAAGTTCTCGCTGTTCGTCGGTTCGGAAGTGGACAAGACCCGATCTATCCCCTGGACAGAGGGCAGTAACAGACGATTTGGTGCGTTTTTCTTTCCAAACGATCCCGGTGCTTCCCAGCCCCCATCACTGAAAGCGGCCGATCTGGGCAAAACGGTCGCCAATTGGCGTGCCCAAGCGAAGTTGGCCGGCTGGAGCGTGGACAGCTGGGAACACGTCAAGGCGGCTGCAGCATGACTGTACCCAAAAGTGTGTTGGGTGTGTCGGGTGTGTGTCGGGTTGGTTTTGGGTACTCCACACAGTTTCAGACCTTTATTCATGCGGCTTTCCGGCTGCTGTGTTGGGTGTGTTGGGTTAGTCGTCGCGCACGCGTATACGTGACGTTAATTGCACTGAAACGAAGACCTATATTTTTTTCTTATGCGAGGACCTATAAACCCAACAAACCCAACACACTCAACTCAAAGCTAATAAGGATATTGATTTTAAAGGAGTTTATTTGTGTTGGGTCTGTGTTGGGTTTGGTGATTTTTGTGCTGGGTTCGTTCTTTCGGGGGGAAGGGCAATGATCGAAGACATTGAAGCGTTGATGCAGCATTGGGCCATCCAGCACTGCCGCGTGGGTGACGGTGTTGGGCTGGGCAGCCCGATGGCGACAATCATGCAGTGGGGTGGCAGTGCGCCACGTGGTACGCCAGGATCGCGTGATCTGTTGATGGCGTCGGGTAGTGGTATGGATCACGTTGCAACTGAAGTAGCGGCGGCCCTTGCACAGCTTGAGCGGCAGTCTGAGAAAGGGGCTCAACTCGCAACCTTGGCACGCAATCGCTATCTGCCACAGCCTGCATACTCTGTTCGCTCTCAGCTGCAACTGCTCGGACTTCGAGAGGACGCTGATCGGACGTATCGTAATTGGGTTCATCGTCTGCATCAGCAGGTTCAGTTGATTCTCACAGTTCGCAGTGCCACAACTCGTGGCCTTGGCCAGCGCACTGGTGCACACGAAACCAGCCTGACCAGAGCAAGAATGAGCAGGCGCGCCCGTAGCCACTAACCACCGTTCGTCTGGGCACTTTGTCGTATTGTGGTTGTATTGTGGTCGTTTCATGGTCGTTTGTAGACCTACCGAAAATAGCCTCTTTTCGGTTTTTCCGGAGAGGGGTAAAACGTTCCCACGATATGAATTCTGCGCCTAAGCGCTCCCCGAGCACGTGCTGTGCACCTCGCCCTGGCATACACCAGCGCACTGAAAACCCTGCCCACCCCGGCGGGGTTTTCTTTTTTCAGCACCACGCGCCGCTCTTTGATTGAGGTCATACATGACAACAGAGCAACAAGCGTTAGCTGATATGCCGATCTGGCTAGTGATCGCACTGTCCTTGATCGGCGGCGTATCGGGCGAGATGTGGCGAGCGGACAAAGATGGTGCTCGGGGTTGGTCCTTGGTCCGGCGGTTGGCCCTGCGGTCAGGTGCCTGCATCGGGTGCGGGCTGTCCACGATGATGTTGCTGCATGCTAACGGCGTTTCGATCTGGGCTGCTTCGGCGGTTGGATGCCTCACGGCAATGGCAGGGGCGGATGTCGCCATAGGTCTTTACGAACGCTGGGCCGCCCGACGCCTAGGTGTTTGCGATGTGCCTTCTCAATCGGATCGCTCTGAATAATTCCTTCACATCCACTTGTTGAACAGGACTCCAGACATGAATGAATCCAGGCAGCAGCAGATGCTTGCAGGGCAATCGTCTATTGCTCAAAAAGTCTTTGGCCATGTCCCCATTCAAGCGCGCTGGAGCGCTCGCGATATCCACGGCGCAGTGCTGGCAGCCAATTCCAGTGGCGCATCGGCCTATGCCGTTCGCCGGGCACTCGGTGAGCTCAAAGATGCTGGGCTTATCAGAGAGCCCATAGGCGGTAAATTTCAGCGCGATGTAGCCACTCGCAAATCCAAGAAGGAGACAGTCATGCCTCAGGCAGCCAAGCAGACCGTTGTATCGATCAAGAAACCTGAAGGTGCACTAGATGTTCTGGCGGCCCTGTCGGGTGAGGTGGTGAGTCTGTCTGATGAGTTCAGCAAGCGCATGAAGGCGTTGGCTAGCCGCATCGAAGAGGTGGCCCTGTCGGTTGAGTCTGAGCGTGAGAGCAATGCTGAAGCGATCACCAAGGCCAAGCGCTTGCAAGAGGCGCTGCGGGAGTTTGCGTAAACATCAGCAGCCAAGCTCTCAGGCCCTGTGAAAATCCTCCCCGTTCTGGCCAATCAGAATAATTCTCGTCTCTCAAATCCTGCCGGGGACCCTGGGCATTTTCCACGGGTACGGGGCAGGAAACCCGCGGGAAAGCGTTAGCGAACAGTTCACCAGCTTAGTGAACTGGGGTGAACAGGTGAACCCCCGTATTCATTAGGTGAACAGGACACTTCATCATGACGGTAATCAGTAAAACCGAGTTTGCGGCGAGACGCGGCTGGGCCAAATCGTACGTTTCAAAATTGGCCAATCAGGATCGGCTGGTGTTAACCGAGGATGGCAAGGTCGAGCTGGAAGCCACCGAAGCACTGTTGGCCGAATCTGCTGACCCCAGCAAGGCCGCTGTCACAGCCCGGCATCAACAGGATCGGATTCAACGCGGCGTCCACAGCCAACT